AGGATCACGACCATCACCCCCACCTGCACCTGCACCCGAACCTGTTGATTCTCCTATAGAAGATACTGCTGATGCAGTTAGTGTTGGTAAGCAAAAGAAGAAAGAATCTAAACAAATAACAATGGGCAGAAAGCTAGGAACTAGGTCATTACAAATACCATTGCTTGATGGTAGTAAAGGTGGAGATTTAAACTACCCAACTTAATATGGAATACTCGACACAAGGTACAACCGCAGCAGGTAGGTACGAAGCACTTGTTAGTAGTAGGTCTGTCTATGATAGAGAAGCAAAGGAGTCTTCAAAGCTAACGATACCTAGCTTGATACCAGAACAAACATCTGGTACAAGGGCAAGGATCAAAACACCCTTCCAAGCTACTGGTAGTCGTGGCGTTAATTCCTTATCGAATAAATTATTAATGACGTTGCTGCCACCAAGCACAGCATTTTTTAAATTAGAAATAGATGACCTTGAGATAAGAAAGCAAGGGCAAGAACAAATGCAAAGTGAGATAGATAAAGGACTACGCACTATAGAAAATGCTTTGATGAATCAGATAGAAATATCTAATGACAGAGTTGCTATGTTTGAAGCTATCAAACATTTAGTTGTATCAGGTAATGTTCTTCTCTACCTGACAGAAAAAGGACTAAAGGTATATCCACTATCCAAGTTTGTTTGTAAGCGTGATGAAGTAGGAAATGTATTAGAGATATTAACTAAAGAAACAATACATCCTCAAGCTTTACCTGCTGCTTTCTTAGAACAGATCAAGAAGAAAGAGAACTATGATGCCAAGACAATGGAGAATGATCTTGATATATATACACACATCAAAAGAGTTAATGATGATGTCTTCTGGTTTCAAGAATGTAAAGGAGAAAAGATACCAAATACAGATGGCAGATCAAGAATAGATGTAACACCTTGGCTACCTCTCAGGTTCATTCGGATTGATGGAGAAGATTACGGAAGAGGATATGTAGAAGAATACAGAGGAGACTTAATCAGTCTTGAGTCTTTGATGCAAGCGATAATCGAAGGGGCTGCTGCTTCTGCGAAAACTTTATTTCTGGTAAATCCAAATGGCGTCACAAGAGCAGCGACCATAAGCAAAGCACCGAATGGTGCGGTGAGAGAAGGACTTGCTACTGATATTTCTGTAATGCAAGTAGGTAAGAGTGCAGATTTTTCTGTTGCTTTTAGTGCGATACAAAGAATAGAAGCAAGACTTGAGTTTGCTTTCCTGATGGCTAGATCAGTACAACGTGACGCAGAAAGAGTAACAGCAGCAGAGATAAATCTTATGGCACAAGAGCTAGAAAATAGTCTTGGTGGTATCTATAGTATCTTGACTCAAGAGTTTCAACTACCATACCTCAGACGTAGGATGCACATATTAGTAAGGCAAGGTAAAGTACCAAAGCTGCCTGATGATTTGATAACACCTAAGATAGTGACAGGTTTATCAGGTCTTGGTAGAGGTAATGATAAGAACAAACTGATTGAGTTTATTGGAACTGTAGCTCAAGCTTTAGGGCCAGATGTAATGAGACAGTACGTTAATGTGGATGAAGCGGTCAAACGTCTTGCTACCAGTATTGGTATAGATACTGCTAACCTAGTAAAAACACAAGATCAAATCCAAGCAGAACAAGAAGCTGCACAACAGCAGCAACTTATTCAAAGTCTTGGACCTGCTGCTTTAGGCTCACCTTTAGTTGATCCTAAAAAATTATCTGATGCAGCAGCTTCACAACAACCAATGGAGGAACCTAATGCCCAACAAGAAGTCTAGAGAAAGAGATGAAGACGGAAAGTTTATCTCTGCTAAAGCTATCGTTAGCGAACTAGGAGTTAACGAAAAAAACCCTGTACCTAAGAAGTCTGGTGACGTTACTACTAGACATGGCAGTACAATTCACTATAGTTAAATAAAAAACCACTATGACTTCATCACAAGTAAATGTGTCAGAGACACCACCAATGTCTGCTAATGACTTAGAAGGTTTAAAAGATGAGAATGGTTTATACGCTGGTAAGTTTAAAAGCGTAGAAGATTTAGTAGGAAGCTACAAAGAACTTGAAGGTAAGCTTGGAGCTATAGATCAAACCAGAGAAGAACCAGAAGGTAACGCAGAAGAACAAACAGAAGAGACAGAAACAGAGACTAATGATTCTGACTTTAATGCTGAAGAATTTTATGGAGATGGTCTTGCTTCTGTACTAGAAGAAGTTGGTATTGATGCTCAAGATATATCAAATCGTTTTCAAGAGAATGATGAGATTTCTGAAGATGATTACAGCAAACTAGGTGAAGCTGGTTTCTCAAAACAAATTATTGATACCTATTTAGATGGTCTTCGTAATGCTGGTATGGCAGGTGAAGTAGATGCTCAAGGTATTAAAGATGCAGTAGGTGGTGATGAAACTTATGGCAAGATGGTTTCGTGGGCTATGGAAAACTTACCTGCTGAACAAGTCCAATCCTTTAATAAGTTAACTGATACAGGAGATGGACCTGCTATTAAGTTGGCTGTTCAAGGTATCTATTCACAATACAATAACGCTATGGGAATTGAACCAGACCTTTACTCAGGTCGTACTGCTGGTAATGGTGCTACACCATTTAGAACAACAGCAGAAGTTGTAACTGCTATGTCTGATCCTCGTTGGGAAAAAGATTCTGCTTACACAGAAAATGTTAAATCACGTTTAGCTGGCTCTAACGTATTTGGAAATGGCTAACAAACCTACAAACCCTTCACTGTATTCAAGAGTAAAATCAGAAGCAAAGAAGAAGTTTAGAGTATATCCTTCTGCTTATGCTAATGCGTGGCTTGTAAGAACTTACAAGAAACGTGGTGGAGGTTATCGCAAAACTTAATTATGAAAAAACTATCAGACAAACAAAAAAAAAGTCTTGACAAAACTGGTGATGGTAAACTTACCAAAGAAGATTTTTTATTAGTTCGTAAACTAAAGAACAAAAAGAAAAATGGCAAAGCTTAGTCTTAGTCAGATGAGAACTCTGAAGAAACATTCAGAACATCATTCCAAAAAACACATGGACATGATGAAGAAGCTTATGCGTGAAGGTACATCATTTAAATCTGCACACAACAAAGCACAGAAACAGGTAGGTAAATGAGTCTTAAAAGATGGTTTGATGAAAAGTGGGTGGATGTAAAAACAGGTAAAGACTGTGGTAGAGGAAAGGATGAAAAAGGCAGACCTTACCCTGCTTGCAGACCTAGTAAAAGAGTTAGTAGTAAAACTCCAAAGACTACAGGTGAGATGAGTAGTAAAGAAAAGGCTAGGTTTAAAGCAGCTAAGACCAGTTCAAAAAAGATAAGCTACCAACATAGAAGAAAAAAAAGAAATAGTTTAAAGATTGCGTAATAATGCTATATTTTAAATAGCTTACATCTTTTATGTCTAAGGGAGTATCTCTTACTAAGAAGGACAAAGACCCAACAGGGGGTCTGACTGCTTCTGGTCGTAAGAAATATAACAAAGCAACAGGTGGAAACTTGCAAGCCCCTGTTACTAAGAAGACAGGTCTTTCGGCTAGACAAAAATCAAGAAGGAAATCTTTTTGTGCAAGAATGTCTAAGTCAAAAGGACCATTAAAAAAAGATGGCAAGTTAACTCGCAAATCTCTTGCTTTAAGGAAGTGGAATTGTGGGTCAGTAAAAACTTAACAAAGTAGAAATCTAAATATCTAAGTGCCTGATGCGTCAGATACCACTTGTGAGAAAGGATTGAAGCAAAGTTAGTTTCTCAAATTTGTAAACATTAATCAAGGAGTTTTCGTATGGCTAACGCCACTACCTCTCGCCTTGGTCTGGTTAACAATAGTGGAACAGGCTTTGATGCCCTGTTTTTAAAAATTTTCTCAGGTGAGGTGCTAACTGCGTTCACCAGAAATAACATTTTTAATGAACAGCTTCATTCAGTTCGTACTATTACAAGTGGAAAATCAGCACAGTTTCCTGTTTTAGGAACTGCAACTGCGGCTTATCATACGGTCGGAAATCCATTGGTAGGAGCAAACCAGATCTTAGCGAATGAAAAGATTATCAACATAGATGATCTTTTAATTGCACAGAGTTTCATTGCTTCAATAGATGAACTCAAGAATCATTATGACGTAAGGGCAACTTACGCTGATGAACTTGGTAAAGCACTTGCTCGTACTTACGATCAAAACGTAGCCAAGCAAATAGCAAATGCTTCAAGAGCATCTACTACTCTTACAGGTGGTAATGGTGGTCTTGTATTAACACTTGCTAATGGTAATACTGCTTCAGCAAACGTAACTGGTGATGAGATAGCAGCAGCTATCTATGATATTGCACAGAC